TCGTGGTGTCTATCATACTGTGAGTAATAACTTTTTCTTGAACAAAACATTTATGGGTCGTCCTAATGTATTGATGAGTGTGATGCGACATGAAGGATGGCACGCTGCACAAGATTGTATGGCAGGTACTATTGATAACAGCATGATTGCTATTATTAAACCTGAGGAAGAAGTTCCTATGATGTGGCAAGAGTTGGTTAATAGAACATATCCACCTGCTGCAAGACCATGGGAAAGAGAAGCAACCTGGGCAGGTAAAACTGAAGGTATGACTCAAGCAGCACTAGAATCTTGTGCTCGTGGTACAATGTGGACGGACTATGAACCGACACCGATGACTAGAGAGTGGTTGGAAGAGAACGGTTTTATTAAATAAATAAATATGCGTCGCTTCTTTCCAATGGAATCAAATCCGAAAAAGAAAGAGGAAGCCAAAAAGGAAAACAAATTTGAGTGGGCGGATGAGGGTGTATCAACTCTTGTCCGAGTTATTATTCTTGGGTGGTCAGCAGCAATTCTGACTCTTAATTATGTAACTGTTCCTGGTGTTCCTCAGAAAAATATCGATCCAACTTTTATTGCTAGTGTGTTTACTGGAACGTTAGCAACCTTCGGGGTGATGCCTTCTAAGAAGAAGGAAGAACCAAAACAAGCACCTACATTGGAGAAGAAAGATGCAAAAATTGATTGACCTACTAAGTTAGGAAGTTCAAACAAATGGTTGATTTATAAGGCAGAATGTCCTATAGATAGTGTAGTCGCAAGAGAAATATGAAATTCTTTTTTGCATTTTTGGCTACACTATTTTTTGCGCTTCCTGTTTGGGCAGTGGATGTATCAATGGGTGCTGGTGGAAACTTAGCATTTGAACCGAATGAAATTACAATATCTGCAGGTGACACAATTCACTTCATTAATGAAGCACTACCCCCACACAATATTATTGTAGAAGGTCGTGCAGATCTTTCGAGAGAATCATTACTATTTGCTCCTGGTGAAACACAGGACGTTGTATTTGCTGACAAAGGAGACTATAATTTCTTCTGTGGTCCTCACCAGGGAGCAGGTATGACTGGAATCATTCACGTAAATTGAATTAATTAAAATGAAAGTTGGTATTATTGGTCTAGGTAGAATGGGTGAGGGTATGTCTCGCCGTATGATTGAAGCAGGCATTGAAGTTTGGGGTTATAGAAATAACTACGAGAAAGCATGTGAACAATACGAAGCAGGATATATTAGTGGATGTGTGACCTCACTAGAGTATCTTGTTCAAGCAGTTAAGTCTGATGGACTTACTTACACTAGTGCAGGAAGAGTTCCTGGCATCTTCCAACTTGTTATTCCTGCCGAATTAGTAGAGGAAACTATTAATGAATTATTACCATTTCTTAGTGATGGAGATATTATTATTGATCATGGCAATTCCAATTTTAAGGATTCAAGGAGGAGAGCACTCTACCTTGAGAAATTGGGCATCCAGTATATTGACTGTGGTACTAGTGGTGGTGTTTATGGTTTGGATCGTGGATTCTGTCTTATGGTTGGTGGTTCAACTACTGCAGTATCCGTCTGCTCTCCAATCTTTAATGCACTCAGTCCAGGTGTTGCCGCAGCTCTCAGAACAAATTCTGATGATTTCTTAAGACAGTCTGAAATGGGTTGGATGCATTGTGGTAATCCTGGAGCAGGACATTTTGTGAAGATGGTTCATAACGGTATTGAATATGGAATCATGCAAGCATACGCAGAAGGGTTTAATATCCTGCATGAAGCTAATGCTGGGGCAGTTTATGTTAAAGAGGGTGATGCTGAGGTGGCTCCGATGGAGAATCCAGAAGATTATCAATATGATATTAACTGTGCTGAGGTTGCTGAGCTTTGGCGTAGGGGTAGCGTTGTTGGTAGTTGGTTACTCGATCTTACCGCTGATGTACTTAGCAGGGATCGAGAACTTAGCAAATTCGATGGGGGAGTATCAGACAGTGGTGAGGGTCGTTGGACGGTTCACGCTGCTGTGGATCTTGGTGTACCCGCTCCTGTCATCAGTAGTGCTTTGTTTGCGAGATTTGAGTCTCGCCGTTTGGGTGCTTTCACTGCCAAGGTTCTGAATGGTATGCGAGCAATGTTTGGAGGACACGATGTTCGATAGTCCAGAAGCACCAACAGATGAATTAGTTGATAAATGGGGGTTTACAATTAAACCATCTATTAGTGATGATGAATTGATTCTTCGATGTTTAAGGAATGCTCCATGTGGATCTGACAGAAAACAAGTAATGAGGTTAATCAAAATCTACGAGGAAAAAATTTAATGACTTTAGCACATGTCCTACTTTTCGGATCACTACCCTTTATATGTGCCACCGCATATTTCGGGTACAGAAGAGGTGAAAATAACTATTACGAAACTGACGCCTACACAGGAAATGGAACAGCGCATTAGAATGAGGTTTGCGTTTGCCATGTCTTCTTTTGGTAGAATGTTTAAACCATCTGGTATCACTATAGAAATGAGAGATATATGTAGAGAGTGGTCTGAAGATGTTGATGAAGTACCACCAAGAACAGATTTATATCAGGTGGACCGTTACTTTCTGGATCTTTGGAAAGGTAGAAACGAGTTAACCCAATGACGAATATTATTTTTGCTGGACTACTTTTAATATGTTGTGTACTATTAGGTATTTGCTGGAGTTTAGGATATGCATATTCAATCTGAATTTGTGATCATTGGTATCTATTGCTTCTTTGGATTATTTTTATTCATCCTATCAATCATATCAGAATAATGCTATTAGAATTTGCTAGATTTTGTGGAAGGACATTAAACAATCCATATGCATGTGGATTTATGGCATGGTGCCTAGTCTTCGTTCCCATTTTGGGTATGTGGGCAGTCCATAAATATGGATGGCAACATTGGGAACCTTTTAAAGATCATAAATGACCAAATTAATTGAAAAGTGGGGTTTTGATATTGAACCACCAGACTATGTAACTAAATCTGAAGTACAGGAGATGATTGATGATGCCATACGAAAACATAATCGTAATGCTTCGATTATTTCAATGTGTGTTGGTTGGGTTGTTCTCGCACTTTTTGCTGAAGGTTTACTTCGACTCATTGGAGTCATAGATCCAATTTTTCCTTGGTTAAGAATTACTTTGAATTAATGATGGAAGAAGAAGATTATTATCATTTAGAACTGCCAATAGAGGCAGTCCGCATCATTCATACAGGTCTCTCTCAGGCATGTGCGAAATGGTCGGGTGGTCCTGCTGAGGAGCAAGAAAATCTTTTGGCAATGAGAGATCATTTTTTTAGAATTATGTTAGAACATAGGTTTAGTAGTATGGAGTAAAACCATGAATCCACTAATTTTAATCGGTTGCTTCACCCCACTGGTTACTATTTTTATAGTAATGAAACTTGCTGTATGGGTGTCTGCAGTTAATTCAGAAAACTCTTATGTCGGAAAAGAACCTTTCAGAAAACGAGGACCCTTCGTGGCAGATGCATATGCAGACGTTGATGAAGAGGAAGAGGAATTTACAGATCGCACAGATTATCGATGAAGCGATTAACGAGTACTATTCGCTTCAAGGTAAACCTGTTCCAAACTGGAGATATATAAAGGACGCCGATTGGTGGGTAGAATATTTAAAAAGTTTAGGAATGAATCCGAGGAACCCATGAATTTTGAACTTACTATGGAGGATTATGCAATCATCCTCAATGCATTACACTATTACAAGAAGGTCGAGAAGCAAGGAAACTTCAAGCAGTATAATGAAGAACGTGTCAATAAGTTGAGAGACAAAATGGCATATCAACTAATACCATCTCCTAGAAGTGGTAATAGATTGTGAGTGCTGTATTTGTATTTGGATTTGTATTACTACTTACAATAGGAATGGAACTTACTTGGCCAGTTAAGAAATGAATTTACTATTGCGTCCACTAGAAAACTCAAATGACCCAGTTTGGTCAGTGATCTTTATGGTATTCCTTGCTGTCGCAGGAGCATTCTATTGTATCTACTATATACTAGGAATAGCATTTGCAGAATTAGAAAATGGCAGGACTGACACCACCGAGCAGGAAGAGCTGCTACAACTTCCGAGTGACGGAGATCAATCGTGTTCTTGATGGTGACACTATTGACGTTACAATTGATCTCGGGTTTGATCTATACAAGAAAGAAAGAGTTAGAGTTGCAGGAGTTGATACGCCAGAGAAAAGGACGAAGAACTTAGAGGAGAAAGCACTTGGAATCGACGCAACAAACTGGCTCAAAGAGAAACTCGAAGGCACGTTGGCTGGTGATGATGAGTTGTCTGTTAGGACTGAACTTGTTGGT